TTAGATCTATTGGGATTTACTTACGAAGATAGATCAAAACCTTTTCCAGGTGCTAGTGGTGTAACACATCCTTTACTCGCAGAAACAGTTACACAGTTTCAAGCACAAGCCTACAAAGAATTATTACCAGCCGAAGGTCCTGTTAGAACACAGATTGTTGGTGAGATTACTCCGCAAGTTGAAGAACAATCTCAACGTGTCAAGGAGTTTATGAATTATCAAATAGCTTATGAGATGGAAGAGTATGATCAAGAATTAGATCAGATGTTATTTCACTTACCTCTTGCAGGAAGTTCATTTAAAAAAGTTTATTATGACGCTGTTAAAGGCAGAGCAGTTTCAAAGTTTATACCAGCAGAGGATGTTGTTATTCCTTACAACACCACTGACATGGAATCTTGTGAAAGAATAACTCACGTTGTTAAAATGATGGGTAACGAACTTCGCAAGAAACAAGTAGGTGGTATGTATCGTGACATAGATATTTCTGAAAGCACTGTCGACAAAAATGATGCAGCTAAAAAATATGATGAATTAGATGGTGTATCAGAAACATACAACGCAGAAGATATTGTGTTACTAGAGTTTCATTGCGATTTAGACATAGCAGGTTTCGAAGATAAGAACGCGACAACAGGAGAATCAACTGGTATTAAATTACCTTATGTGGTTACTGTTGATGAAGGTTCTGGAAAAGTATTGTCTATCTATCGCAACTATGCAGAGGGAGACGTACTACGAAAAAAGATTCAATACTTTGTTCATTATAAGTTTTTGCCTGGCCTTGGTTTTTATGGCTTTGGTCTTATACACATGCTTGGTGGGTTATCAAGAACTGCTACTTCAGCACTAAGACAACTCATTGATGCAGGTACACTAGCTAACTTACCAGCAGGATTTAAAGCAAGAGGACTGCGAGTCAGAGATGATGACGAACCTCTACAACCAGGAGAGTTCAGGGACGTAGACGCACCAGGAGGTGCGATTCGTGAATCCTTGATGTTGGTTCCTTACAAAGAACCAAGTCAAACTCTTTTTGCTTTATTAGGATTTGTAGTAGATGCGGGTAGAAGATTTGCATCTATAGCAGATAATAAAATGGGCGAGGGTTCCCAAGCAAATCCAGTCGGAACAACAATGGCCATTATGGAACGCGGCACGAAAGTGATGAACGCTATACATAAGAGATTACATTACGCACAAAAAGTTGAATTTAAATTATTATCTAGAGTTTTTGCAGAGAGCTTACCTCCTGAGTACCCTTACGCTATACGTGGTGGCAACAGAGTTATTAAGCAACAAGATTTTGATCAACGTATTGACATACTTCCAATATCTGATCCAAACATTTTTTCTATGGCGCAGCGTGTTACTCTAGCGCAAACACAATTACAAATGGCATCATCTAATCCACAGATGCACAACCTACACGAAGCCTACAAAAGAATGTATGAGGCATTAGGGGTGAGGGACATAGATATGCTTTTACCTCCTCCACAGCAACCCCAACCTGAAGACCCTGGAATGGAGAACGCGAAGTCTTTACAGATGTTAGCACTTAAAGCTTTCCCTGGTCAGGCACATCAAGCACACATAGATGCTCATAGAGCTTTTATGAGTTCTTTTTTAGTTGCAAACAATCCTCCAACAATGGGAATATTGCAAGCACATATTTCAGAACACGTTGCATTACTAGCAAGGGAAGAAGTTACTCAGAAAAATGCACCACTTATTGAACAAGAAGCACAAAAAATGGGTGGTCAATTACCTCCAGAGCTTTTACAACAGTTTCAACAACAAAACGAACTGCAAATTGCACAAAGAATTACTGAATTAACTAATGAAATGGTGAATGAAGAGCAAGAAATGATGAATAAAGACGATAAAGACCCATTAATTAGCTTAAAACAACAAGAATTAATGCTGAGAGCACAAGAAATTAGGCAAAACAAAGAATTATCTGAACAAAGACTAGATTTAGACCTAGAAAAACTTAATTTTGAGGGTAAAAAACTAGAACAAAAGGATAATATTGATAAAGAGCGTATACAAAGCCAAGAAGATATAGCAGATTTACGTGCAGAAGTGTCTTTAACATCGAAAAGAGGTCAATAATGGCAAATGGTAAACTATCAGCAGATATAATTAAAAAATTAAGAAAAAAATATAGAAAACAACCTGGAACTAGAGTAGGAGACTCAAGAAAGATATCGCAAATGTTGAAAAAAGGTGCTAGCATACCTACATATTTAGCAAGTAAAGGTGGACATGTTACAAAAAGAAAAAAAACAAACAGAAAAAAAACTTAATCCAAAAAAAGTATTGGATGATGTTTTTAACTTTGCAACAAAGTACCCTAATGACCCGATGGTTCTTAGTGCTTCGCTTATGGTTGTTGCAAAAACAATTTATTTAAATCTACTAGGTCCAGAACAAACTCAAATTATGATGGATGCTTTTGCTAATGGTATTGACGACTACGAAGTCAAAAAAATGACAATACATTAATGTCTATTTGTAAAAATTGCGAACACGAGTGTCATCACAGTAACAGTGGATCCTGTCATTGTGGTTGCTCTAATTGTGAACATGATGTACAAGACGCAATAAACAAACTTAATAAAGTTTTGACTGTAAATGGGGATTCTGAAATAGAGGTTGTTTTTGAACCCGATTTTAATTTAACAGAACACTAGGAGGTTGACATGAAATTATTAAAAGACACATGGCAATGGATTAAAGAATGGAATGAGTGGGGCATGAAAGACTGGATTAAAGCTGGTGTGATTGCTGCAATCGCTATTGCTGTAATATCAGGAATGGCAGGATAATGCTAAGCCTATTAATTAAACCTTTACTCGGAGTTGTAACAGACTCCGTTAAAGGGTACGTTGAGACAAAGAAAGCAAAAGCAGAATTAGCTGTCACTGAAATTAAAGCAGCTAAGGCTATTAAAGAACAGCAAATCGCGGGCAAAATTTCGTGGGAGGCCAGTGCGGTCGATCAAATGAAAGGCAGCTGGAAAGATGAGCTAATTTTAATATGCTTGTTGGTTCCGGCGGTGGCAGTGTTCATCCCCGGATGGACTCCACACATTAAAGCAGGGTTCGAGGCTTTACACTCACTCCCTGATTATTACAAACACTTATTGTACATAGCTTGTTCAGCCAGCTTTGGTATTAAGGGTGCTAAAGGAGCAATGGGATTAATAACTAAAAAGAAATAAAGAATGGATGTAATACACATAGTAGATAGAATCTACAAAATAATTAGGACTAGACAAAACCAAATAACTCAGTTAGTAATTAGTAATCAAGTTAAAGATTGGAATGAATATCAAAATCATTTAGGTCAACTTGATACACTAAACTATATTGAACAGGAACTCACGGACCTGCTAAAAAAGAAACAGGAGCAAAATGAGTAATTTAATTTTACCAATGCATGTTGCGAAAGCAGTGCAAAAGAAACAAAAAGAAAAAGAAGAAGAAAAAAAAGAATCAACAAAATTACCTGAACCTACAGGTTGGCGCTTATTAGTATTACCTCACAAGGGTAAGGGCAAAACTAAAGGCGGAGTCTATCTCACAGAAAAAGCAATAGAAGAAACTCAAATCTCAACTAACGTTGGATTAGTTTTAAAAGTTGGACCAGATGCGTATAACGACAAAGAACGTTTTCCAAATGGACCATGGTGCCAAGAGAAAGACTGGGTAGTATTTGCCCGATACGCTGGATCACGTCTTAATATTGAAGGCGGGGAACTACGCATACTTAATGATGATGAAATACTAGGAACAGTTGAAGATCCAGAAAGTATTCTATCACCAGTAACACACTAAACATGGAGATATAACCATGCCCGAAGCAGCAAAAGTAGAATCGTTAAAAGAAGACGCACTGATGGTTGAATTAGATACCTCAGGTAAATCTATTGACGTGGAACTAAAATCAAATAAAAAAGAAGAAACTGAAACTGAAGTTGTGGAAGAAACAACTGAAGAGGTTAAAGAAACAAAAAAAGACGAGCGAGAAGAATATAGTGATGGTGTCAAAAAAAGAATTGACAAACTTACTTATAAAATTCGTGAAGCAGAACGTAGAGAAAAAGAAGCTTTAAGTTTTGCAG